GGGAATGAAACATGGAAACCAACTTCCATCACCATCGCTATCAAAGAGACTTGATCTAATTCGACAAGATATTATGACATTACCTGAGAAAGAGGTCCTTGAAAAACTTGAAACAGTCTACGGTGTTGGGTTTGAAACTATTGAAACAATTCCAGCTGTACTTGCAATGATTATCCTTAGTAAAGGGAATCCTATGAAGTCTGCTCAATTATCAGCCAACATTGCAGGCGATAGCGATACAATTGGTGCTATATCTACTGCTATCTGTGGAGCATTTTATCCAGAATTCAATACCCTCGATATAAAACTCATCGAGGAAGTCAATGGTATCAATTTTAAAAAGTATGTAGGCGGATTAGAAAAGATGTTCAAATAAACAAAAAGGACTCCAATATGATATTGAAGTCCTTTTTAATGGTGCGCTCAACTGTTCTAAAGTCGAACCAGTAATACGTTTAGTCCCCTTGATTAGATTTGTGCCTATGTCTATGTACCCGTCATCGTATAAGTACACAGCATTGAGGAATGTATCTATAAGTTTTTCTTTGTAATCATAATTGCCTGTATCTGTCTTTAGGCTATCAATCCAAAATAGGAACATATCACGCTCAATGTATGGTGGCTTTGTGGCTTGGATCTTATGCAGCGTGATTTGTAATTGTGCTTTATTCTGTTCCAATTCTTCAAGGCGTGCTTTAGTTGTTTCCGTGATAATACCAGCTTCAATGGCTTTCATTACATTGTTGATAGACTTGGTAACGTCCTTGATCTTGGACTCTATCATTTTTTCATCGCTGTTATCTTCTAGCTGCTTTTTCTGATATTCCATAAAACTATCAGCCAACTTGTTTATGTAGTCCATATCGTTCAACTGATTTATCAATTCAGTAATAACAACTTCTTCTATCCAGTCTTTCTTGACTCTCTTCTTATCGCACTTGCGCTTTTTGAACTTCACGCAAGTATAGTAATAGTAACGGTTGCCTGTTCTGCTAGTGGCGTATTCACCAGTCATTGCGCTTCCACAATGTCCACAGAATAATTTACCAGTTAATAGGTACTTAGCATCACGTGATCGTGCTGGCGCTTTCTTGTGCCTGTTTTTTATTTCTTGCGCAACATCAAACATTTCTTTTGATATAATAGCTGGCATTCCATTAGGCACAACATAATCAGCATACTTGTATGTTCCTATATATTTCTCATTGCTGATGATAGTATTCAGAGAACTCTTATTCCATAGCGATTTTCGAGCGTTTAAGATACCGTCTTTGTTCAAGTCGGTAATTATATCATTTATCGTCTTACCGCTTGTATATTCGCTAAAAATGCGCCTTATAATAGGTGCTTCATTTTCGTCTATGACATAGTGATCGTCCGCATCTCTACCATATCCAAAAACCTTTTTGCCTATTGTCTTCAGTTGCAATGCACTTTCCCTGTTACCACGTTTGACATTTTCGGAAAGGTTGGCGCTGTAATACTCCGCCATACTTTCCATTAAGCCCTCCATGATTATTCCCTCTGCACTATCTGAGATATTTTCCATAGCACTATAAATCTTTACGCCGTTTTTCTTCAGTTTAGAACGATATATGGCGCTATCATAGCGATTGCGGGCAAATCTATCAAGTTTCCAAACAATAACAGCCTTAAAGTGCTTATTTTCGCTATCTCTTATCATTTTCTGAAATGACGGGCGGTTATCTGTTGTTCCTGTTTTGGCTTCATCTATGTATTCATTGATTATCTCAAATCCGTGTTCTTCAGCATATCGCTTGCAATCTCTTAATTGCCCCGTGATAGACTCTTCACGTTGCCCTGAAGATGAGAAACGGGCATATATAACAGCCGGTATGTAATTTTCCATGTTACCTTCCTTTGTGTGTTATAATTAAATTCTAATAGCCGAATGAGGTAGGGGAACAGTCACATATAGTGGCTGTTTTTCGTTATTTATTGACTTGTTTATATAAATCAGGAAACATTGCCTTTATAACTTCAAAAGTCTTATTTCTATCTTCTTCAGTCATTTTCTGTAACATTTCAGCAACTATTAAAGTTTGTTCATCTATTTGTTGTTGCAATGTTTCTTTTTCTTTGTGTATTGCTGCTAGTTGATTAGCAAGATTATCTAGTGTTTCGGTTTCGTCAATTAAAGGTGAATGGCTGGTTGAAATTTTTTGTGTACCTAATGCGTTGAATAGGTCGTCAAATTCCATGTTCATTGCTTTTGCACATTTTGCGATAGTGTCTATTGTTGGGACAATCTTCTTTTTAGACTTGGGATTGTAGTTTTTTTCTAACATGGATATATAAGGCTTGCTAATTCCTGACTTATTTGCGAAGCTGTCCATGCTCATTTTATGAGTTTTCCTATACTCATTTATAATTTCACCTAAAGTTTTCACCATTTTATACCGTCCTTGTGTTTTGATTGTACAACGGATTAAACATTTTTTCAATTATTTTGTTTAATACGCTTGACAATAAAGTTTAGTCGGCTTAACATATAGTCAGAAAGGGGGAAAACATGCGATACAGAATTAAAGAATTAAGAGAGAAGCGAAGAATGACACAAGAAGAATTGGCAACAAAATCGGGCGTATCAAGAACAATCATCAGTAAGTTAGAACAAGACAAACCACTAAACATGCTAACAGATACATTATCGAAGATAGCCAAAGCGTTAGATGTCAAGGTGTCTTCTTTATTTTTGACTGAATAGTTTAGTCGATTAAACTAATGTGAAGAATTTAACACAATAGAAAGGAAAAAAGTATGGACAAAAAAGTAGTAGAAACAATCAATGCATTGTGTGACTGGGTTCAAAACGAACTGGAAAACATCGACGGTAACGACAAAGAAAGTATCATGCCAGCAATGATTGAAGCACTAACGGAACTGATTAAAGCATATAAATGTTACTAAACAACAGAAAGGAAAAAGCATGAACAAATTAGAAAACGTAATTAAATCTCTAACATCTTTAAGTTATTTTGACTGGATAAAAGTAAGAAATACAGTTGACAGATTATTCGGAAATAAAATCCATGATGCGAAAAGAGATATTCACATCACGGAAAAAGACTTGGAAAACATCAACTTACAACAATTTGAATAAATGACGGGTGAATGCGATAGGAAGTCCCTTTGTAAAAAATATTCACATAAGGGAAATCATAGAATGAATTTTCGTTATTGAATGCATTTCTATTTATCGGATACCAAATTGGCGCATTCTCTTCGTACCACTCATACGGAGATTGATTGTTATTGCCAATTTTGCAATTAACGTCATCATTCAAACACACCCAATTGCCTAATAAACAGGCATATACATTTTTACTCATTATTACTCACCTCCTTTCAATTCAATTATAGGAGGTTAGAAAGGAAAACATGAACGAATTATTAAAAATCGACACTTCAAACGCAGAACGCATCACAGTATCAGCAAGAGATTTATATGAATTCTTAGAAGCGACAGAAAGATTTAACAGCTGGTTTGAACGAATGACACAGTATGGACTTACAGAGGGTGAAGACTTCAACCCGTTAAAAAGTTTACGGGTTCAAACAGAGGGCAATAGAGAAGTCCAGCGTGAAGTTGACGACTACCAGCTAACCATTGACACGGCAAAACAAATAGCAATGCTTCAACGTAACGAAAAAGGCACTCAGGCTAGAAAATACTTTATTCAAGTTGAGAACGCATGGAATAGCCCTGAAAGAGTCATGGCAAGAGCCTTAGAGATTGCACATAAGACAATCGCTACATTGGAAATCGAAAACAAGGAAATGAAGCCTAAAGCCTTATTTGCTGATGCCGTTGCACAATCTGACACTAGCATTCTTGTATATGACCTTGCTAAGTTGATTTGCCAAAATGGCGTAAAGATTGGTGGAAATCGCTTGTGGACATGGTTAAGAGATAACGGGTATATCTTCAAACACTCATGCGAGCCAACACAGAAGAGTATGGAAATGAAGTTATTTGAAGTTATCGAAAGAACCGTACAGAGAAGTGGACACGATCCAAAAGTTACACGCACAACGAGAGTTACTGGCAAAGGGCAAGTGTACTTCATCAATAAGGTTTTACAAGATTATGGCAATCAAAAAAACTGATATTCAATCACTCAACTATCTTGCGTTACAAGTGCTAAACGATAAGCAGAACGAACCCGAATTCAAAGCAAGATTTGAAGAGTGGAAAAAGAAAAAAGGCGCCCCAATCGCAAAGGACAGCGCCAAGTGATAGACCAAAACTATCACTCAAATTCTAACACAGAAAGAGAGATAAAAACATGATTAAAGCAATCAATAATGGTGGAAGCATATTTTTGGAAACAGGCGGCGAACTACTAGATCAAGCACAGGAATTTTTAGCAATCAGACAATTTGTGCAACAAAACCCTGAAATAGAAGAATTAGCAAACGTGATTGAAAGACATTCAATCGTTGAAAAATTAGACTTTTCGAGTAAAGAAGAAGCAATACAAATGCATAAAGATTTTTCTAATAGTGCCCACACTCAAACAACCGAAGAAAAAATCAAAGAGATTTTAGGGAAGAAGATGAACTAACTATGAAAGCACTACAAAACACAATTAAAACAGCATTAGTCGTGGTTCTAGGGCTTGCATTCATCGCATATATGCTAGGTAACGCTGTACTTCAATACTCATATTCCCAACGTCCTTTGACGGCTGAAGAAATGGCAGAGTAAGGACATGAAGATGATATGCACGCATTGTCAAAGAATATTCAATGACGATGACATGAACAGCCATTTCGGCTATATGGACTACTCATACAGAGAGTATAAGACATGTCCGTATTGCGATAGTGAAGAAGTTGAAGAAGTCGAGGAAATAGACCATGAAGAAGATTGAAATAGTTAAACTTGGCAATCCTGAATTCAATAACAAGTACGAAAAGCCACAGAAAAAGCCAAAACACATTAGAAAAGTGGATTGGGAAGGTAAAAGAAATGGATTTACAAGCAAGATATAACAGGCTCAAAGAACAAAACCGCATGCTGATTGAAGAAGCAAGGCGGTATGAAAAACAAATTGAAGAATTACAAAGCAAAATCGGCAAGCTGGCAGAACTTAACCAAAAGGCATTTGAAGTAAACATCGAACTAAGCCATAAGCTGCTTACTTACGACAAGTTAGACCAAGTCAAACGCTTACCATTACATGAGGGGAAAAATGAAAACAGATAATCAAAGAAGAGAATTTGAATTTGCACTTGAAACAGTGCTAAAGGCGGCAGATAGCAAAATCAAAACAGTAAAAATCAACTGGGACGAAAGAGACTTGGAATTTAGGGAAGCCGCCAAAACAGTAACAGTTACATACAACAATGATCACGAAATCAAAGTAAACGTTGCAATGGACTCATGGAAAGCAATTATCCGTGATGTTTTGAAACAAGCATAAGAAAGGAATAAACAATGGACAATCAAGACACAATTTTCTTGCAATCAGAAAGCAAGCCTACAACAAAAGCAGAACCAAAGAAAGAAGTTAAAGCAAAGACTAATGAAATGAACGTTTATCAAAAATTAGCGATTGCACGTGCAGAATTAGGCAATCGACCTTTGAAGAAATCAGGCGTAAATAAGTACGCTGGGTACTCATATTTTGAATTGAACGATTTTATCGGTGAGATAAACAAGATTTTCAAGGAATTAAACCTTATTTCAGTATTCAACATCAAAGTCAATGAATTAGGCGTTGAAACAGCATTCTTAGACATTGTGAATGCTGATAACCCAACAGAAACAATCACATTTGAAGCTGGTACAGCAGAAGCTGGAATGAAAGGTGCTACACCTATTCAGATGCTAGGCGCTAAACATACATACATGCGCCGTTACTTATGGCTAGAAGCAATGGAAATCGCCGAAAATGATGCACAAGATGCTATTCCTGCTAACGAAAGAGAAACAACAACGAAAGCACAAATGGCATCACAAGGACAGTTGAAGATTATTGCACAGCAAGATCCTGAGCGTGTTAAGAAGATGCTTGTCTATTACCATGTGCAAGAAATCAAAGACCTAACAATGCAGCAAGCAAGCGATGCAATCAAGGCGTTTAGCAAAGACAAGAAAGCAGAGGAAAAACCTAATGAATAATGAAATCAAAATTGTTGAAAATCACATCGAACTACCTGAAGCAGTTAGATTTGCATTGCAAAAGTTAAAGGAATTCCAAATCACTAAGCAAGAAATGGACAATCAAGAAAAGGAAATCAAGCAAGCAATTCAAAAGGCAATGGAAGAACACGGCATCAAGTCATTTGAAAATGAAGATGTCAAAATCTCTTATGTTGCACCTACACAGCGTGTTTCCGTTGATACAGCCAAGATGAAAGAAGAGGGCATTTATGACTTCTATACAAAGGCTAGTGAAGTCAAAGCAAGTGTCCGACTCACCTATAAATGATTGAATTTATACCTGATTATCACGTGTATTTAGTGGGCGGAATTATTACACCGTCCGTTACACAGATAATTAGAGGACTTATGGGGGATATGTACTCAAATATCCCTCAATATATCCTCAATGCTAAAGCAGATTACGGAAACGCCGTCCATGACCTAATAGAACGCTATTCATTGGGTGAAAACGTGGACGGACGATACAATACTCATTCTTACGAAAGCATAGCCTTAAAACGCTTTAAAACGCTTCAGGAAGAGAATGACATCAACATACACGCATGCGAACAGCCTATGGTTTATTACCACGAGGGAAACCCGTTGTATTGCGGCACTTACGACATGATTGGAACGGTGGACGGCAAACATGCAATCATAGACATTAAAACAACATATCAATATCACCCGTTATATCTAAGTTACCAGCTAACGCTATACAAAATGGCGTATGAACAAATGACAGGCGAAAAGATAGAAAAAGCCTATTGCGTATGGCTTCCTAAGAAAGACTTAGGACAGTTGTATGAAGTTGAATTGCTGGACGAAAAGGAACTCTTAAAGGTGGTGACAGACAGTGAAACAACGTACTGATAGCATTCTTCAGACAGAAAAGAAATGCTTTATCACTGGATCATACAACGTATGTTTACATCATTGCATTTGTGGAACAGCAAATCGCAAGAAGTGTGATGAATGGGGACTTTGGGTATGGCTCAATCCTGAAGTACACAATGCATTACATACAACAAAGCCGTCATTGCGCTATGCATTACAAAGGAAAGCGCAAGAAGCATTTGAAAAGTTGTATGGACACGAAAAATTTATGGAGGTATTTCATAAAAATTACCTATGAATAAAGACTATGACATGTGGCTAGAAATAGAAAAACTAGCCAATACATTAAACGCTACAATCGAGGATTTTTATAAAGCTGGAATTGAGTTAGCAAATAGTGAAGCCAACTATCAAATCAAATTACGCGCTCAGGCGCTCATAGAACGCGCACAGGGCGTGCCAGTAACCATGATAAGTACTTTTATCAAGGGACATGCTGAAGTCGCTGAATTGCGCCAAAAACGCGATATATGCGAAAGCCGATACAAAATGCTGGAAAACAAAATCAATTCAATCAAGTTACAAATGCGAGTGCTAGATGCACAGGCAAGCAGAGAGTGGACTAAAAATGACTGAATACGTCAAAAAATTTGAAGTCCTGAAGATTATTCAGGAAGCAATGAAAAAGTGTTCTCATACACACTTGGCTACATTGCAACTGTTAGAAAAAGAATTGATGAACATGCAACCAGTAAGGTTGGGTGAAGCCGTTACAGCGCTTGAGCGTACATACTTTGGAATGGTACAAACTAACGAAAATTTACAGCGAAAAATGACTTACAAAATGGACGATTATACAGATAATTGTAATCTAAAAGAAAAGAGGAAATTCAGACATGATAAATAATGTTGTTCTAGTCGGAAGACTAACAAAAGATGTTGAAATTAGAAAAACACAAAGCGGACTATCCGTTGCATCATTCACTGTTGCATGTGATAGACGATTATCACAGGAACAAAGAAACAATAACGAACAATCAGCGGACTTCATCAGTTGTGTTGCGTGGCGTGGAAGTGCTGACTTTCTAGGCAGCTATGCGCATAAAGGCGACACGGTAGGCGTTGAGGGACGAATTCAGACACGCAGCTATGATCGTGACGGGCAAAAGGTTTATGTTACTGAAATTGTTGCTAATAGTGTAAGTATTCTTCATAGCAACCAGCCAAGACAAGCACAGGCACAAACTCAGCCACAGCAACAGACACAGAATGAAACTACACAAGCAAATGATCCAATGGAAGACTATCTAAACGGATATGAAATAAATTCTGATGAATTGCCATTCTAGGTGAACGTATGGCAGAAAGAAAATACTACTGGATCAAGTTAAAAAAAGACTTCATGAATAGTGATGCCGTTGATTTCTTGATGTCACAGAAAAACGGCGCTGAATATGTTGTTCTCTATCAAATGCTATGTCTAATGACAGTTAAGACAAATGGCAAGCTGGAAAGACAACTAAATGAAGTTATCATTCCATACGATGCAGAAAAAATACAACGTGACACAAAGTATTTCAACATCGACACAGTAAGAAATGCTTTACAACTTTATATTCACTTAGGACTTATTTACAAAGACGATAACGGCTGTTTAAGTATTGCTAACTATGACAATCTAGTTGGAAGTGAAAGTGGCTCAGCAGAACGTGTAAGACGCTTTAGAAATTCAAAAGCGTTACATTGTAACGGTGATGTAACAGATATGAAACGAATTAGTAACGAACTAAGTAACACAGATATAGATATAGATAAAGAGATAGATATAGATACAGATAAAGAAGTAATAAATACTAATATATCGTGCAATTTAGAAGTCGATAAAAACGGTTCTTACACAGCAAAAAATAACACTGGTATACCAGTTGGTATACCAACGGTATCCACAGGTAAGGTTAGGTTAGGTAAGGATAGTATAGGTAAGGATATAAATACTATATCGTGCAACGAAAATTCAGAAATTGAAGTTTTAGATCAAAAAGAAATGTGGTTTGAGAGTTTTTGGGAAATTTATCCTAAGCATCAAGACAAGAAAAAGGCAAAGCAGAAATTCTTAAAAGCATGCACTAATGAAAAGGAATACAAAGCAATCATGGACGGACTCAGAAACGTACTTCCTGTATGGGCTAAGAAAGACACTAAGTATATCCCGATGCCAACAACATGGCTAAATGGTGAACGTTGGAATGATGAAGTAAATGTGAATTTGTATGAGTTACCGTTCTAATGCAAGAAGCACAAATTAAAGATTTGCTGAAGACTTTAAGAAGTCGATTTCCTGAATATTATGCACGAAAAGAAAAAGAAGAAATCATAGATATTTATAACTCATTTGTGTTCGCACTGAGTGATGTTGAACAATTAGCCGTGGTGGGTGCTTTAAAAGACTATCTAAGAAACGATAGAACGGGCTATCCACCAACGGCAGCTCAACTAAGAACAAAGGCAAAAGCAATGCCTGAGTACATGTGGGCGCAGATGTTAGAAGAAAAACAGCAACCACTAGCAATAGCTGAAACACAGAAAACAAGAAGAGAAATATTGCTAGATTGCGCTGTAATCATCGCTACACATGATGTTGATACAAAAGAAGAATTGATTAAGTGGTGGAATGAATATGCTGATAACACACCACTAACAGATGAAGAAATAGAGAAAGTGTGGAACAGAGTACATGAGAACGAAACAGCAGAAAATAGAGTTATTTAACGATAGCTTTCAAAATTACAAACGCTATCAAATCCCAAAGGCACAATTGGTTATTGCTGATATTCCGTATAACTTGGCTGAAAATGCATATGCAAGTAGTCCATCTTGGTATGTGGGGGGGGACAACAAGAACGGTGAAAGCAAGAAAGCAAAATCAGCATTCTTTGATACAGACGGTTATTTCAGAATTCCTGAATACATGCACTTTTGCTCAAAGATGCTAATTAAAGAGCCGAAAGAAGCAGGAAAAGCGCCAGCAATGATCGTGTTCTGTGCCTTTGAGCAGATGCAACAAATCATTGAGTATGGGAAGAAATATGGATTTATGAAAAGCTACCCGCTTGTGTTTGTTAAAAACTATTCAGGACAAGTGCTAAAAGCAAATATGAAGATAGTCGGTGCTACTGAGTATGCGGTTGTTTTATATCGTGATAAATTGCCAAAATTTAATAACAACAATCGCATGATATTCAACTGGTTTAAGTGGGAAAGAGATACAACAACACCGAAGATACACCCTACACAGAAACCAGTACAGTTATTGAAGCAACTAATAGAAATATTTACAGACGAGGGCGATGTCGTGATAGACCCATGCGCTGGTAGTGGTTCAACACTAAGAGCATGTGCTGAAATAAATAGATCTTGTTACGGCTTTGAAATTAAGAAAGACTATTACAAATTAGCAAAGCAGAAAATTTTAAAAGATGTACAGCAAAGTTTGATTTTGTAAGAGGAAAGGATAAGAAAAACTTATGAAGAACAAAGAAAAATATGATTTAAGAGATATTTCATACAATCTTGAAGTGGATAGGGGTGAATATGATTTTGTTATTTATTACACTTCTATGGAAATTTATAGAGAGTTTTTTAGCGGTTCTATTTCAACATGCAGTGCTTTCACAAAATGGTTAGAAGAAGAATATAAGCCTAACATTCTTGAAGAAAAGGAAAAGGAATACTTGGCGGCGGTTATCAAGCCGTTTAGAGATAGAGTTGAATGTGTTAAAAAAATAGTTCATAAAAGAGAATTTTTAAAAATTTTCTTGGAAGATGAATCTATTGCATTTCCATACTTTGAAAAAGGCACAATGTATAAAGGAATGGAAGCGTACAAGGAATACACCTTAGAGGACTTAGGACTATGAAGAATAAAGAAAAATATTCTTTGAATAAGTTGATAGTATCTGTCACATACGAAATTGTGGGTATTGCAAGCATAAAAATTTATCATGGTATAAAGCGTGTTTACTACAAAAGTTACGATGTTGAAGAATTTGCTTTACGGTGGATAACCGACTTTATTAAGTGGTTAGAAAAAGATGATGGAAAAGAATATAAACCACAAATTCTTACAGATAAAGAAAAGGCTTATCTATCCGCAATAATAAAGCCGTTTGGGAATAAAAAGATAATGATTGGGAGATTGCGTCATTTATTCGGTGAAGAAGAATATATATGGATTGACATTGATGGATACCACTTTACATTGCCCCACTTTAAAAAAGGCGAAATGTATAAAGGTATGGAATTAAATAAGTTTTATCCATCGGAGGAACTAGGATTATGAGTTACAGAAAGTCATTAAGTTATATTGCACGCCAGCTGAAGAACCCAAACGACAGCAACGCCTTTAAGGACATGGAAGAATTAGTGGAACGAGCTACACCAAAGCAAGTGAAAAACAGAACGGCAATCATGTCTTACAACAAAACACACATTCTAAACCACACGGGCTATTGCCCAGTGTGTGATAAAGCCGTATCACATAGCGCATTTGTGGCAAAAGACGGCGTGTTTTGTGACGATTGCGGGCAAGCGCTAGATTGGGGGAAATGATGAGCAAATATACAGAAGCGTTATCAAGCATTTACTTCACCATGCATAATCGAGTAAAGCCTAAAACATTAGGACATTGTGAAGATAAAAATCTTGAAGTGTTAGAAGAACTTGTGGAATATTCTACACCGAAGAAACCAAAAAATTGGACAGTAAGGTATAGAGGAATTGAATTTAATTGTCCAGTTTGCAACAGATTATACACTGAACGAGTTAATTTCTGCTCGAGCTGCGGACAGGCAATAGATTGGGGGAAGCGATGAAACCTGAAATATTAAAAAAAGCAATTCAATTGCAAAAAGAAATAGACGAATTAGAAGAAATTAGAGCCTATGGAATTGGATTGCTTGTAAAACACATATTATCTGGGAAATATACGGAGTACAGAAGTGGGTGGTTTGGTAGTGCGCATGAAATTCCATCATTTTTACAGTACCGAATACACGAAGTAATCACCGATGAACTAGAAGCAAGAAAAATCATGCTTGCAGATTTGGGAGAAGAATAATGGAGAAATTAAAAACAGAAAATAGAAAATGCCTATTCAAAAAAGAAGTATATACATTTCATGGTTTTTACCAGGAAAGCAATGTAATTCCTCCATCACCATTAGTGGGTGGACATGGTGGCGGTGTAATCGCCTATCCAGTTGCAATTATCGAAGACACAAAAGGCAATGTGACGGAAGCTGAAGCAATATCTATTAAATTTGTCGAGGTTAAGGATTGTGAGGAATAGGAAGCCTATATGATAACAAAAGAGAAATTTCAGTACACAGACGGCAAAATGAAAGGCTTCAGGCACACTATCGCAATGATCTTGCAACTAGGCGATAGATTGGAAGAGCTGGCAAGCATACTTTCAGGGAACACGCTAAAATCACCGTCTATCAAATCACCTGAAGAAGCAAAGTATCAAAGCGGCACGAGGATATTCCACGATAACCTAATAGCGCTATCTGCTGAAGAAGTGGAAACACGCAAAGAATACGATAGATACGAGCGTGAATATAAAGACTATGCTACATTCTTTCGGAAGTTAGACGATAGCGAAATAGAAATCTTACGCCTTAGATACGAAAACGGGTTCGATTATGTCACGATAGCAAAAATCTTATATACATCTCATGGATATGTTTATAAAAAGATTTGCCAAATTTTAGATAAATGGTGATTTGTGGAAATCGCCACGCTAAAATGATGTTATAATGGCAATAGGCAAAAACCATGAGAAAAATTTCATGGTTTTTTCTGTATAGACTGGGAGATAACTTTCTTCATTTGTTTTCCAAAAAATAACCTCATGTACTCATAAAATCTCCTTTTGCTTTCTTCCAGTCTATTACTTAGAAAGGGACACAATGGAATTTGTTAAAGTCAAGATAAGCGACATATTACCAGCTGAATACAATCCAAGAAAAGAATTGAAGCCTGATGATGAAGAATTTATCAAGATTAGCAATTCCATTGATGAATTTGGATATAGCGAGCCGATTATTGTCAATAAAGACATGACAATTATCGGTGGACATCAGCGCTTGAACGTACTGAAGTACAAAGGCGTTGAAGAAATCGAAGTGGTGAAGTTGGATTTGCCAAAAGCAAAAGAAAAAGCATTGAACATAGCCTTGAATAAAATCACGGGTTACTGGGATATGGACAGATTGACTGATTTATTGCTTGATTTAGGCAATGAGGGCTATGATCTAGAACTAACAGGATTTGACATGGACGAGATAGGCGGTTTATTCAGCGAACCTGAAGAAAAAGAAAACGCTAGAATGAACACGGTAAACCATTACAACCTACAAATCTATGATGAAACGGAAACAGACGGTTTCTATCAGATGCCAGTAATCAAAAATGACGGATTTATTCCAAGCGATTTGATTGGATTTAACTATGCAATGACTAGCAAGAATAAAAACGTGGGTATTCATTGCTTTGTTGATGACTACCAGTTTGAAAGGCTATGGAATAGACCTGACGAGTACGTGGACATGCTAAGCGAGTATGAATGCGTATTAAGCCCTGATTTTAGCCTATACATGAATATGCCTATGGCTATGAAGGTTTGGAATGTGTACCGTTCACGCTTATTAGGGCAATACTGGCAAAGCAAAGGCATCAAGGTGATACCTACAATCAGCTGGGCGGAAGAAGACACATTCACATTCTGTTTTGACGGAATACCTGAAAAGTCTATCGTTGCTATCAGCACAATAGGCGTTAAAAGGGAAGATGAAGCATTTGAGGTATGGAAAAACGGCGTTGATGCAATGATACAGAAGATCAAGCCTGAAACAATACTTGTATATGGTGGACAAGTGGAATATGATTATGGCGAAAATATAAAGGTGATTTATTTTGATAATAAAGTCACAGAAAGGTTGAAGAAAAATGGAAAGAAGTAAATTTATAGATAATCTTGAAATAACTGGTAAATACTTTCTAAAAGACGGAAAGCACGAAATCGAAGTATATACAGAATGCGTGCTAGGAATTGACGGGAAGAGAAGAAAATACAAGTCCTATGATGAATTGTTTGATGTAAAGATTGATAACGTGACAGTCGGTGAATTAGTCGATAAGTTGAAGCATTATGATCAATCTTTCAAGTATCACATACCAGTTATGTTTTTTAACGAAAAAGGGGAAGAAGTTGAATAATCAAAAAGGCGCTTAAAAGGCGCTTTTTATTTTTATGGAGGAAAAGAAAAAATGGGCGGACGTGGCGCAAAAATAGTAATTGGAACAAATGCAGGCGGTGGAGGTTCTAGAAATGGAAACGCAGATGATAGAGAACTTGCAGCGCGTGTGAATAGACTCTACAAAGGGAATAAGCAATCTATCGACAACATGCGTATGAATTTTAGAAACGAAGTTATAAACGATAACATAGAACACATGATCGCTGTCGATAGTGACGGATTTGCACATGTTATGCGCCGTGGTGATAGCGGTTCTGTCGGCATACGTAATGAAGAAGTTGCTGGCAAGTTTGTTTTTCATAATCACCCTGATAGAGCGAATGGCGATAGCGGCGGCACATTCTCACGTGCAGACTTGGCTGTAACAGCAGAAAATGACTCACTTGGAATTGGTGCATCAGAAAGAAAAGGCGATTGGATTTTTGCAAAAACAAAGAACTTCAAACCAAAGGAATTTGTGAAGGGGTTACAAAAATCACCAGTGACAAATACTGTTATTGTTGTCGGCAATGAAACAAGCGCGCAGGCATACGAAAGAACACAAAAGCAAACAATGAATTGGCTAAGAGCAAACCAAAAGCGCTATGGTTATAAATTCACTTTCAAAGAAGATAAGAGTTTGGGCGCTGGTGCTGTTCCGCTTAGTGTTCTAGTCAATAGAAGAAATAGAAAGTAAGTGATGAATAAATGGGCGGAAGAGGTGCTAATGTAACAATAGCAAGTAAGGCAACAAGCGAGCCTACAACATCAAAGTTAATCACAGCGGCTGGTGAAGAACCAAAGAAGAAAAAGAACTCACTAAGCGAGATGTTTAAGAAGCGCAAAGCAAAAGACATTGAATTCTTTTTCGGTGATACAGAATGGCGCTCAAATAAATACTTCAAGTTTGATCACGTGAAAGATAATGACAACATCATTCTAGTAACAAACAATATCAAGGCAATCAAAGGAAACTTTGTGATGATTGTTGATAATGATAAAGCCGTGTACTTAAAAGATTGGCAAGTAAAGCCAGTACATAGTTTTAGCGAGGGAATGTATGGCTGGGCGGTGAAGTTAAATAGAAAGTATTTCAAGCCGTACACATTCAAAAATCCATTTAATGACTATTCATTTGATAAACAAGATACATTTGATAGTCTTCTAAAGACAGCAAAGAAGCAAGATAAGACATATATTGCACTGGATAAAGACCAGTCATACACAAAGATGAGTTTTTTAAATGGTTACAGGTACTAAGCATATAAGCCCGTGCCACAAGTGCAGATTTCAAAACAGATGCACAAAAGGGCGCAATTGCAAAGAATACAAGAAGTGGCTAAAAGACTTCAAAAGAAGCAAATAGAAAGGACGGGCGAGAAATGGCGAATAAGAGCCAAAAGGGGAAAAATGATAAAGACATCAAGGAAACCAAAAAGACGGCTAAAACGAGCCAAAACAAGCCCAAAACGTCAAAAAATAAGGGACACGATAACCTAATTCCAGTTACAAAGAGAAGCAAGGAAGAAGCAAGGGCTATCAGCCGCAATGGTGGCATCAAGTCAGGACAGACAAGAAAACGCAAGAAAGAACTAAGGGAAACATTTAAAGCGTTGCTATCTTTACCACCAACACAGCGTGACAAAGAAGCAGTATCAAAGGCGCTAGGCGTTGAGCCTGAAGTTATAGAAACACAGGAAACCATATTGGCTGTTGCGATGATGTCGCAAGCCCGAAAGGGCAACGTCAAGGCGTTTGAAGCCGTGAATAGAATAGTAAACGGGGAAAGCCTTACAGATAAAGAAGACATCAAGATAAGACGTGCAGAGTTAAAGATGAAGCAAGAAAAGCACGCTATTGAGATGGAACAGTACGAAGCAGAACACAAGAAGAAAGACGGTACAGCATATAAGGGTATTCCAGCCCTATGCATAGCGCCGTCTTTTTCTCAATTCTTATGGGACGTACACAATCATAGTGTGCATGAATTTATCCAAAAGGGCGGACGTGGTAGCACGAAATCGTCATGTATCGCATTAGCAATCATTGATCTAATGATGCAAGACGATAATTACAATGCTTTAGTCATGCGCCAAGTATCAAACACAATCAAAGACTCAGTATATAACCAGCTTAAATGGGCTATTGATAAGCTGGAATTAGACAGCGAATTCAAATGTACGAAATCCCCTATGGAAATCACACGCACAGCAACGGGACAGAAAATATTTTTCCGTGGTGCTGACGACCCTTTGAAGATTAAGTCAATCAAAGCGGAAAAGGGCTATATCGCTATTGTTTGGTTTGAAGAATTAGACCAATTCTATGGAAGTGAAACAGTCAGAAACATAGAACAGTCAGCCGTACGTGGTGGTGATAAAGCGTGGATATTTAAGTCATTCAACCCACCAAAAACAGCTAATAACTGGGCTAATGAATATGTACTCTTACAAAAAGACGGAATGAAAGTCTATCATTCCACGTATCAGACAGTGCCAAGCGAATGGCTAGGTAAAAACTGGCTAGATGAAGCGGAAGCATTAAAAGAGATAAACCCTAAGGCTTACGAAAACGAGTATCTAGGGGAAGTAAACGGCACTGGCGGAAATGTATTTGAAAACGTGACTATCAGAGAAATCACAGATGAAGAGATAAACAACTTCAACTATACATACAACGGTTTGGACTGGGGATGGTTTCCTGACCCACTTAACTTCACACGTTGTTGCTATGACAGCGCACATATGACTTTATACATTTACGCTGAATTCAGGGCTAATAAGATGCCTAATGAAGACGTGGCTGAAGTGTTGAAGAATGAATTCAAGATTGGTGATGAAATCGTGACATGTGATAGCGCAGAAAATAAGTCTATTGCTGACTTGCGAGCGTTTGGTATTTCAGCAAGAGGTGCAGAAAAGGGCGCTGGTAGTGTGGCGTATTCTATGAAGTGGTTATCTTCACTAAAAGAAATCGTGATAGACAGCAAGCGATGCCCTAATGCAGCTATGGAATTCACACACTATGAATACATGCGTGATAAAGACGGGCAAGTGGTAAGCGGCTATCCTGATAAGGATAACCATAGCATAGACAGCGTAAGGTACGCATTAAACCCTGTTTGGAAGAAGAAAGGGCAATGATGAACATACTTAGAAAGATTATAGATTTTATCAAGGGGGTATATGAAAAAATGTTTGGAAACACACAACTTGAAAAACTAACTGGCAAGCGTGTAATTCTATCCCAACCAATGATTGAACGATTGGAGCTGTGGGACAAGATGCTATGCGGGAAAGCGCCGTGGACAGACGAAACAGAAAACTATTCAGGCGTTAAAAGTCTAGGGCTTGAGGGCGCTGTATGTTCTGAATTTGCTAATGTTACGCTGTCAGAAATGGAAACAAGTTTGGACAATGACAAGTTGAATGAACTTTACCAAAAGGCGCTAAGAAACTTCAATGAACACTTTCAAACGGGCTTGGGCTTAGGTTCTATGGTTATCAAGCCTATTGGAAACACTGGAAACGTTGAATACATTCCAGCTGATAGAATTATCCCCTTTGAATTTGGCGATGACGGAAGCCTTAGAAAAGTTGCTTTTATTCAGGTAAAGGAAGTTAGCGACAAAGAGAAATATTACCGTTTGGAATTCCATGAATTAACACCTGATGGCTTACGTATTCAAAACAAGGCTTATAAAGGCGTAAATGGCGAGATTGGAAATCAAGTGCCTTTAACTTCTATTGAAGAATGGGCGCAGCTATACGAAGACATTCTCTATCAGGGTATGGATCGCATGGACTTTGGTTATTATAGAAATCCACTTCCTAATCGAATTGATAAGAGCAAAAACGGCGTTTCTATTTTTGAAAAGGCTATTGAGCAAATCAAGAAAGCAGACCAGCAATTCGGGCGTTTGGATTGGGAATATGCAAGCGGCGAACGCTTTATCTTTGCTGATTATACAGCCGTCAAGAAGAAGCAAGACGGCTCATTCAGCATGCCAAAAAGCAAAGAACGCTTACTCATTCCATACGATGCTGATACAACAAATGGTGATAAGACATTGGACGAATTCAGCCCAACGATGCGTGATGCTTCATACATTGCGGGATTGAATGAATATAAGCGACTGGTAGAGTTTAATTGTTGCTTGGCTTATGGTGATTTATCTAAGAACGAAAGCGTGGAAAAGACAGCAAAGGAAATCAAGGCGAGCGAAAACCGCAAATATAACATGGTAAACGCTATCCAAATGAATTTGAAATCATGCTTGGAAGACTTGGCACATGCTATCGCATTCTATCAAGCCATGTTCACAGTTGATTTTGGCTTTAATTGCACATTCCATGACTCAATCAAGACCGATGAAGAAACGGAACGCGCACAAGACCGCATAGACGTTGCAAGTGGCTTCATGTCACCTGTTGAATATCGTATGAAGTGGTACGGCGAAGACGAAGCAACAGCCATGAGCAAGATTGCAGAAATCAGGGGAACAATCACAGAGGGTGAACAGCCTTAATGTTTAGCGAAGAAGACCTTAAGAAAGTACCTGAATTTCTAGCGCAATCAATGCAACGGCTGGAAAGCGAGATACTTGCGGACATTATCCGCAGAATTGAACAAGCTGGACACATTACACGTACAGCGGATTATGAACTATACCGCTTGTCACAGTTGAATGGTTTTAATAAAGACTATCGGAAACTGATACAGCAAGCCTTAGAACTATCAGACGAGCAAATGAAAGAGCTGTATGATCGTTTGATTGCTGACGGGTACGCACGTGATGAAGCGCTTTATAAAGGCGTTGGCGTGGACTTTGTACCGTTATCAGAGAATGCAGAACTATTGCAACTAATGGAAGCCGTGCAGAAACAAACGCTATCAGACATTAGCAACATAACCAACGCATTAGGCTTTACGGTGGACGGGCAATTTAAGAGCGTACAGGGCTATTATGGTGAACTGTTGAATAAAATCTTGATAGAAGTATCAACGGGCGCATTTGACTATAATACAGCGCTAAAAAAGACCGTAAATGAATTGACGGCTAGTGGTGTACGATACATCGAATATGAAAGCGGAAGACATGATCGCATAGATGTTGCTGTAAGACGTGCTGTTATGACTGGAATGCGACAAGTAACAGCAAAGATTGAAGATGATAACGCTGAGAAACTACACACAGAGTTATTTGAAGTATCAGCACACCCAACGGCTAGACCGTCACATGCATTATGGCAAGGCAAGATATACACAAAACAGCAACTAATAGACATTTGCGGACTGGGTGAAGCTGGTGGATTGTGTGGTGTGAACTGTTATCACCATTACATGCCATTTGTGAGTGGTTTTAGCGAGCGAAGATACACGGACGAGGAATTATCCAAACTGTACCAAAGAACGCTAGAAACGCACGAATACGGCGGCAAGGAATACACTCTATACGAAGCAACGCAACGCATGCGCACATTAGAAAGACGAATGCGTGTTCAGGACGAACGAATAGCACTGTTGAAAAGAGGTAATGCTGATAAAGCGGATATAACGATTATGAAGAACCGCAGAACAGCAACATATAACGACTATAAAGAATTTGCGAAAGCAATGGGCTTGCCTGAAGAAATGGCAAGGGTATTCACGAAAGAGAACTAAAGCGCTATATGCGCTTTTTTCTATTGGCAACTATGCCTTAAATAGCAACTCTTTAGCAGATTGGCGACCTGCTTTAACAACGCCTAACAGGAGGAAGAAATGAAAAAAGAAGAATTGCAAAAGTTGGGACTAACTGACGAACAAATCAATGAAGTTTTCAAAATGAACGGACAAGACGTAAACAGTGCAAAGGGAGAATTAGAAAACGTTAAGAAAGAATTAGAAGACTATAAAGCACAGTTTACAAGCACACAAGCGGAACTTAAGAAGTTGCAAGAGTTAAAGCCTGAAGAACTTTCTAAGCAGGTAAGTGATCTAAACGAAAAACTAGCATCACAGAAAGCGGACTTTGAAAAGCAAATCGCAGATAGAAACTTCAATGATTTATTAGCAAAGACAGTCACAACAGCTGGAGGACGTGAAGCAAAAGCAATCATGCCATTCTTGGACATCGAAGCGTTAAAGGCTTCCAAGAACCAAGAAGCAGACATCAAGAGCGCTATTGAAGCGGTAAAGGGTGAGCATGACTATCTATTTGCATCTACTGAACCAGTGAAGAACGCTGTTTCAAGTACAGCAAGCAATGCAAATGCAAGCAATACAGCGCTTGATTTTGCAAAATCCGTAATGGGAATTAAAGAAAAATAGGAGGGCTTAGAAAATGCCAAACAACATTCAACTATTCAAGAATTACATCGACCTTTTAGACACAGTCTATAAGCAAGCATCACTCACAGCCGTATTAGACAGCGATACAAGTCTTTTACAAATGACAGCAAATGGTAAGGAATTCTTAATTCCAAAAATGGAAATGGACGGATTAGGTGAGTACAGCCGTACAAATGGCTACCCTATGGGTTCAGTAACATTAGACTTTGAAACAAAAGCGCCTAACTTTGACCGTGCGCGTGTGTTCCAAGTTGATAAAATGGACGACATCGAAACAGCAAAGATTGCTTTCGGACGTTTAGCATCTGAATTTATCAGAACAAAGGCAGTACCTGAAATTGATGCAACACGTTTTGCAACATATTGCGCTAAGGGAACACCAGTTGTTAGCGCAGCATTAGCAACAGGTGAAGCATGGCTCAAGGCTATTTCCACAGCCGTTGCAGCTATGGACGATGCCGAAGTACCAGCCGAGGGACGTATCCTTTACATCACACCAACCGGCTTACGTGCTATTCAGGACTTAGACACAACAAAATCCCGTGAAGTATTAGCATCATTCACAGCCATTGTGAAAGTACCACAAGCGCGTTTCTATACAGCAATCAAGTCATTATCAGGCAAGACTGGCGAAGAAAAGGGCGGCTTTGAAAAGGCTACAACTGGCAAGGAATTAAACTTCCAAATCGTACACCCAAGCGCACTAATGCAGGTTGCCAAGGATATTGTCAATAAGATTATTGACCCTGAAACAAATCAGGACGGCGACTGGTGGAAATTCTTCTTCCACTTGTACGGTATCAACGAAGTATACGAGAACAAGAAGTCAGGCATCTACTCTCACTCTAAGGCTTAATGGCTAAAATCACAGGCGTAATCTTTATCGGCGATGAGCAAATCACCTATATTGGTGACATGCCCGCCGATATTGATGCGGAATTAAAAGAAGCGGAAGAAAAGAAGCCGAACCGTACAGAAAAGAAACCAAAAGAAAAGAAGTAAAAAGGAGGGTGCATGATTTTTGCTGATTATCAGTTTTACAAGGAACAATACCTATTAGGAAAAAGCCCTTTGATACCTGAAAACGAATTCAAGTTTTACGCTAACAAAGCCAGTAATGAGATACTGAACAGAATTAAGTTTGACTTTGACGGTGAACCGATTGAAGAAATGAAGCAGGCTATGTGTGAATTGGCGGAGGTACAATTCAGCCAGTCAAATAGCAATTCTGCAAGTGTCCCGTTAGGCGTTGCAAGCGAGAAAGTTGGGGAATATTCAGTCACTTATAAAGGCAATTCAAACATTGAAATCGAGCGTGATTATACGTTGAAAGTGACAAGTGTTCTCAAAAAGTGGTTAGGTAAAACGGGCTATCTTTACAGGGGTATATGATCATGTACGCAAATACATCATGTACCCTTTATTTACAAAAGAACGGTTATAAAAAAATCTTGATTGATAAATGCTTCTTGACAGATACAAGCATAGCAAGCATGAGCAAACAAGGGCGCACGTATGAAGAAAGCGCTATGTGCATGTTTAGAGGACACACAGACTTACAGTTTACTAAGGGGAAAGACTTATTGATTGAGGGTGCATGTGAGATTGAAATAGATAGCACAGATGCACGCAAGCAATCTGAAAGCATGGATAAACTGGTAAAAGCTGGTGCATTTACTATCATGCGTGCTGACTACAAAAAGTACGGCACACAGTCTATGCAACATTGGGAACTATCATGCAAATAGTTGGCAAGATACACTTCAAAGAAGTTGAGCAGCTGTTAGTAGAGCATGGACTCAATGACGGTGGCGAGGTTCAGAAATTTATAGACAATGAAGTGATGCGCCAATCATTACCATACATGCCTAACATGAATGGCGTGTTACAAAATGCAATGATGTCACAAACGGTTATCGGTTCAGGGCAGATAAGGCAGAATACACCTTATGCACGCTATCAGTATTATGGCGTGCTTTTCGTTGACCCAATCACCTTAAAGGGTTCATTCTATGATGCCCGTACAGGTAGACATTGGAGTCGCAAGGGCGTTGCTAAAATACCCGACCCAAACGGTAGAACATTGAACTATAACACTTCAAAAAATGCATTAGCTGGTTCTCATTGGTTCGATAGAGCAATGAAGGACCACGGCGAAAGCATAGGGCGTGCCGCCGCTAGATTAGCGAAAGGTAGGTTTGTCAAATGAATGTCATTGAAACAATTAAGAAGATTTTAACCGACTGTCCTTTAATGGACGAATTTAACAACAATATTCACATTGACTATATGTCACTTGGTGACGTAAAGGAAATGGACACGGGCGTATATCCACTAGGTACATCGCTAGTAAGCGGGGATATATTAGGCAATAAGAAATACCATATCAATTTCAGCGTATTTGCTGATAGAAAAGCATATGAAGATTATGATCGCTTGAACAATAGCGGCTTTCTTCTATCGCTTACTTATTACCTGAACCAGCTTAAAGACATTGCGATAACTGAAAACGTAAACGGTGAAGAAAAGAACGGCGTTATAACTAAGATTAGCGCTGGAAATGGCTTACTGTTTAGCGTTCCAAGTGGGGATATAAATGACGGCGTGACGTATCAAATCCAAATCGGTGTGAATTACACAATATACAAATAAAAGGAGGGCTTAGAAAATGCCAGAACCAGCAAAGACAGTAGAAACAGGAACTATTGGGCGTGAATTCTTGGTGCATTACATCAATGCTACACCAAAGGCAGCAACAACCAACTATGTGCGCATTGGAAACGATTTAGAAGAATACAAAATCAATCTCAATGCGGAAGTAACAAAAAAGAGAAACATCTTAGGCGAAAACTCTATCAAGATTTCTTCTTATGATGCTTCCAGCTCAGTTGATACATTCTATGCAGAAAAGGGGAATGCTTTATACACATTCTTACAGGACATCGTGGACAACCGCAAGAAGTTGGACGAGGTTAAGACAACAGCATTGGAAGTGCATACATGGGACGGAACAACTGGCGCATATGTTGCGTATGAAGAAGAAGTCTATTTGGAAGTCAAAGACTATGGCGGAAAGTATGACGGCTACCAAATTCCTTTTGACGTACACTATACAGGCAAGCGTAAAAAGGGCAAGTTTAACGAAACCACAAACAAATTCACCGCTGACTAACTGTTGGGGCGGTAGCGAAAGCGCCGCCTTTTTTTATTTTAAGAAAGGAAACCAAACAATATGGCTATGAACATTAATTTTGATGACGGTATTCAAGAAATAACTATCAACAATGATAAAAATAGAATTTTACGCGTAAATGTACGTGATATTGGAATTTTAGATCGTGTTCAGCGTGTCGCTGACAACTTCCAAGAAAAAATCAAAACATTAGGTGAAGAACTAACAATCACAAGTGACGGTGAAGCAGCTGTCCCTGAAATTGCTGAAGCCGTACGCAGAATGAACCAAGAAATGCGCACAGAGTTTGACAGCATTTTCTATGACGGCGCAAGTGAAATTGTATTTGGAAAACAGAACCCTTTATCCATGAGTAACGGGAACACTATTTTCAATAACTTTATGACGGCTTTCGCTGAGTACATTAAGCCATTTATCGAAAAAGAAACTAAGACGATGCAAAAGAACATCGAAAAGTACCGCAAGGCATATAAGAAGAAATGATAGGGCAATTACCAACTAGCATCACGGTAAATGGTAAAGAAATAGCAATCAATACGGACTTTCGCACAGCATTGATCGTGCTAGTTGCATGCAATGACGTTGAACTCTCAGACAGAGAAAAGGTTTATGTCATGGTTGATGCGCTTGTTGGCTTTGAAAACTTGGCACAGGAAGACGTGGAAGAAGCAATCAAGCAATGTTCATGGTTTATGGACGGCGGCAAGGACTATTCCAAAGCAAAGAACAAGCCCAAACTAATGGATTGGGAACAGGACGAGCAAATTATCTTCAGTGCCATAAATCGTGTAGCAGGTAAGGAAGTACGTACAGAGTCATATTTGCATTGGTGGTCTTTCTTAGGATATTTCAACGAAATTCAAGAGGGACTGTTTTCTAATATCCTGAATATTAGACAGAAAAAAGCAAAACATAAACAGCTGGAAAAGTGGGAACAGGACTTTTATAAAGAAAATCAAGATTTAATCGAATTTAAGACTGTTTATACAGAAAAAGAAAAAGAAGAAATGCGCAAGTTGAACGAGCGCTTTAAATAGAAAGGGGGTTTTTAATGTCAGACGGTGGAATTGTATTTGATACAAAAATAGACACATCAGAATTCAAAAAAGGTGCGGCAGAACTAAAGGCTGAATTGCGAGATTTACAATCGCAACTTAAGACAGCAGAAAGTAACTCAAGATCACTGTATAAAGCATGGGAAAAGGGAAACTTCAAAGATAATAAGTTGAAGCAAGCGCTATCTGAAGCGGACGGCGAAGCATCAAGATTGAGAAATAGTATTGAAGACGTTAAAACACAGTTGGCTACAATGCCTAAGACTTCAATTAAAGATGCTTTACCACAGCAAGCGCCTAAATTCTCATTAAAAGGCGCAATCGGCAACGCTGGCGCATCGCTTGGGAAAGTTACTAATGCGATAAGTGGTGGCGTGATAAACGCAACAAAAGCACTGTTTGGATTTAACCAAGAACAAGGCAAAACAAATGCATTTGCTAATTCATTAGGCAAGTCCATTTTCTCATTAGGGAACATGTTCAAGTTGTTAGCGTTAAGAATGGCAATGCGACAAGTGCTATCAGGCATCACGCAAGGCTTTGGGCATGCTGTTGAATATTCTGAAGCATTAAAAACATCTATGAATGGCTTGGAAATGAGTACAGGTGCATTCGCAAATAGTTTAGGTGCAATGATCGCGCCACTTGTAAACGCAATCGCGCCAGTATTGTCACAAATCATTGATTGGTTCACGGCAGCAGCGAACGCCGTGGCTCATTTCTTTGCTGTTTTAACTGGTGCCGGTTCGTACATTGTGGCTAAAAAGAGCATTGCAAGCATATCGAGCGAACAAAAGAAAATGGCAGGTGCGGCTAAGGGTGCAACAAAAGCCCTAAAAGAAGAACAGGGCGCATTGGCTGGCATTGATGAAATTAACGATATATCCGATAAATCCAACGCTGGCGGTGGCGGCGGTGGAGGTGGTGGAGGTACACAAGGCATTGACACCATGTTTGATACCGTGGATACAGGCGCACTTGACGGCATATGGAAGATGATTGCAGATGCTGACTGGCAAGGGCTAGGCGTAACAATCGGAACAAAGATAAATGAAGCATTTGCTAGTATCGACTGGGCTGGAATAGGTGCAACGGCTGGCAAGGGTATTGACGGCGTTATTCAAACACTCTATTACACACTTAAAACGATTGATTTTAATGCAATCGGAAGTGATATTGCTACATTCTTAAACAATGCTATTGAAAACATTGATTTTAGCATTCTAGGGCGTTTATTAGTCCGTAAGACATTAGCTGGTATTGACTTCCTGATTGGCTTCTTCACTGGGCTTGATTATGGGGATATTGCAAAGTCCATTTCAGACTTCTTGATTGGTGGATTTAATGAAGCGACTGAATGGTTACAAAGTTATGATTGGAAACAACTAGGCGAATTTATCGTAAGTGCAATCGTGGACTTCTTCAGCAATCTTGATGCTGGAGATATTGCTTCAAGTTATGTAACATTCATCACTAACGCATTACTATCGGCACTTGATCTATTGAGTGGCATTGTCGGCTCAGTATGTGACGGTATCTATAACTACTTCAAGGGCTATATTGAGGATAGCGACTATGGAAGCGTTGGCGCGAATATCATTATGGGTATTCTAAAGGGTATTTTAGACGGCTTAAAGGGTATTGCTACATGGCTTTGGGAAAATGTATGCAAGCCGATTATTGATGCTGTAAAAACACACTTTGGTATTCATTCACCGTCCACGGTTTTCGCAGAACTTGGCGAATTCTTAATGCAAGGCATGCTGAACGGTATCAAAAAGATTTGGGAAGACATTAAAGCATGGTTTGATGAAACCTTTGGTGATTTGAAGAAATTCATTGCTGAAGCATGGACAGACATTTCTAAAAACACATCTGAAATGTGGGGTGGTATCGCTAAGATATTCACTAACGCATGGGATAACATCAAGTCCGTATGGGACGGTGTGACAGGCTTCTTTGGTGGCATTTGGGACGGCATCAAACAAGTGTTTGGCAATGTTGCGCAATGGTTTGGTGATACTTTCGGTGGCGCATGGAAAGCCGTTAAGGACGTATTCAGTACAGGAGGAACAATCTTTCAGGGTATTACTGAAGCGATAGCAAGCACATTCAGAGGAATTGTGAACCATATCATTGGCGGTATCAATACGGTTGTTTCCGTGCCTTTTAACGCTATCAATGGCGCACTAAATGGATTGAGAAATATTTCAATTCTAGGTGCATCACCATTCGCTTGGCTTCCAAGCGTAAGCGTTCCAAGCATTCCATACCTTGCTAATGGTGCTGTAATTCCGGCTAACCATGAATTCTTGGCTGTATTGGGCGACCAAAAGAGTGGTACAAACATTGAAGCGCCACTTAGTACAATTCAAGATGCAATGCGCACAGTTATGGACGAAAGAAGCGGAAATTCTGACGTGGTGAACATGTTAGCAACACTTATTAGAGTAGTACAGGAAAAGAACTTGTTAATCGAAGACGTTGGCAAGGCTGCTGTATCGTACATTATCGAAGAAACAAGCCGTACAGGTGAGAACCCTGTGGCTGTTTTAGGTTAGGAGGTAACATGGCAGAAATAGGATACAAAATCAATGGTGTATTGTTGCCAATGCCTGACATAGATCCTGATTGCACTGGCGAAGATATGCACGGTAAGAGCTGGCGTGACGGTGCTGGCAAGTTACACTTTGTACTTTTGCGCCGTGATGTTACTTCAGAAAAATTAAAATGGCATTGGTTATCCAAAGCAGAATTTGAGAAACTGAAGAACCTTTGCCGAAAAGATATGCAAGGAACATATACGTTTGAAAGCATATCAGGTGAGGTTAGAACGGTATATACTGGGGCAAATCTCACCTATAAAAAACGAGTTACAGATAAAAACACGGGCGATGTCGCATATTTGGACGTTGCCCTTTCATTTATTGAAGTATAAGGAGGTAGCAAATGCTGAATATTCCTAATGATTTGAAGCAGAAATACACAGGCGATTTGCTACCGCCTGATGTTGTTTTAAACATAGCTGGAACAACATACACGAATAAAGACTTTACAAGTGGCTCACTTAAAATCAAAGAGTCGCTTTGCTCAAAAGATACGTTAGACCTAACAAGCGTTGAAGCATCAACACTCAAAGTCACTATTGCCAAAGAAAACGGAAACGTGACTGGACTAATCGGTAAACGTGTCACAGTTAAACAAGGTGCGCTTGATTTGGGTGTTTATACGATTGTGAATGCGAAGTTATCAACAGACTACACAACGGATATTGAATGCTTTGACGACTTGAAGAAGTTTGTTGATGCTGATGTTTCTGATTGGTGGAATACGCAACTTGTATTCCCTTTGACATTAAAAGACTTGCTGATTAAGTTATGCGAGCGTGTCGGTGTCCTAACTGAACTACCTAACACATGGACTAACTCAGACATGCAAGTTACTAAAACGGCATATTTTCAGAACCTAAAAGCAAGCGAATTGCTTGGGTATATTCAGGAAGCAAGCGGCACATTCTTCCGTATGTCACGATCAGGCAAGTTGAAAGCAATCAGCCCTAATAAAACACCAACAGAAATTCCATACACAAGGCTTTTCAATGATGCGACTATTTCCGATACTGTAACGCCTACTATCGAAAAACTAGCAATCAAGTCAAGTGAAAAGGATTTGGGCGTTTCTTCAGGTAAGGCTGACGGGAACACATACTTAATACTTGCAAATCCGCTTTTATTTGGGCTTTCCACAGCACAGATGAAGTCTATATCGGATAAACTCTTTCCAGCTTATAAATGGCAAGCATATAAGCCTTGTAAAGCATCATATAAGAGTCTTCCATACTTAGAAGTTGGGGACTGGGTAAAGGTTACAACATTCAAGGGAATTGTGGCTACATTCCCTATTTTCAGCCGTGAACTAAGCGACATAAATTTGATTGCTGACACGGTAGAAACAAAAGGAAAGAAAGAACAGAAAAAGACAGTATCTTCAGCAAAGCAAATCCAAGTGTTATCTTGGAATGTTCACGAAATGGAAAATACTTTGGAAACCTTTAAGAGCAAGATTGAGAACATAACAACGGAAGTTGGAAATGCTAATAAAGGAACAAAGCAATACTACTTACAAACGGCATCAGCAAATAAGCCGTCCAAGACTGATAATGCATGGACTGAAACGCAACCAGCTAGTATCAGTGGACAGCACATGTGGTATATGCTGGTGGACATCACAGCAAATGGTAGTGAAATTAGACACGAACCATTTGAGCTAACGGGTATCAAGGGCGAAAGTGGGCGTGGCATTGTTGGAAGTCCAACACTAACATATCAAGCAAGCACTAGCGCAACGGTTATCCCTACTGGCACATGGTCTAGTGATATTCCTTTAGTCAATGAGGGATATACATTGTGGACTAAGACAACGTGGAAATATAGCGACAATACAACAAGCGAAGTATATACACCGTCAATCGCTGGCAAGGCTGGAAAGGGTATCAAGTCGGTAACGCCTGAATACTATCTTTCAACTTCAAAGGCTGAAGCAACAGGCGGAACATGGCAAGATACACAGCCACAGAAGACGGCTGACACTTGGATATGGCAACGATACAAGGCTACATTCACGGACGAAAGCGTGGGCTATTCTGATGCTATTAGGGACGATGTTTTGAATGGATTGGTTGAAGTATCTATCACTAACAAATCGACAATAGAGCAGCTGAACGGAAGCATTACACACTTAGTCAATCAGACAGCAGAAAATAGAACTGGGATTGAAAGTGCAAAGACAGAAATTCAAACGTTGCAGAAACAAACAGCGGACGGCTTCAGTCGTACCGTACAGCGCACAGAATTTGACAAGACGGTTAGCACTATTTCTGAAAAGTTGGACGAAAACGGCTTGCATATCGGTTCAGATAAAGAGGACACCGTAACAACTGTTGATACAAACGGTGTAAACGTCAAAAAATCAGACGGAACACTGTTAGCAAAGTTTGACAAGGTGGACAGTATGCTTGCATATTTGCGAGTGCTTGAATATCTAAGTGCAGGCGCACATAGAATTGAAGCGCAAGATGTGGAAAGTGAGATAACACAGTTTGTCAATGGCACGATCAAGACAGCCAAAGTCAAAGCAAGTGTTATCAACTGGATTGGGGACATTAAGAAATGACAATGTTAAATTATTCATGGCAAGTTATCGCTGAAGCAAATAGGACAGCTGGCGCTGCCAATGTCACTTATAGATTGTTGGCTAGAATTAGCGAACAGTACCATAGCATCGAATTAAATCGTGACTGGGTAGAAGTACAAACAACATATGAATTGCATACTGGTTACATCTATTCAGGCACATGGAATTTTGGCGGTACTGGGTGCGATGCTGTAAGTGGTGGCGGAACACTAAGAGGTAGCGGAACACTATTAAGTGGTGGCTTTTGGGCTTACCACGATAACAACGGTAATTACGCTACAAGTTTATATGCTGACTTACAATTCTATTTCTCAGCCGCTAATGCATATCTATCGGGTAATATTGAGTTACCTAATATCCCCCGTGCAAGTAGTGGCGCATGGAAAGACAATAAAAACCATGTGAAACTAGACGGAAGCGACACGATCACGTTGCTATTAGGTAAAAAAGTTGATAAGTATAGACATTCATTAGTTTGGGTAATTGGTGATAGCGGGTACAAATGGCTAAACACCAACGATATTGATACAGAGTATGTATTCAAACCGACTGAAGAAATGATTAAGTATGCGACTGATACAAAATCTGTATATGGCTATCTAGGCATTGGCACATACGCTGACGGAACGCAAAATGCAACAATGATTGGTGCATCAAAGATTGGCTTTTATATTGATTTACCAGCTGAAAAATATGCTCCAGTTATCAATAGTGCAACAGTTAAAGAAATAGGAAATAGCAAAGTACCTGAAAATAAAGTATTCCGTTATTTATCTAAGAAAAAGTTATCCATGCGAGCAGATGTCAGGGGATTTGCAACAGTTAAAAGTGTGTATGCATTACACAACAAGCAACAATTCCCTTTAACGCTTGCTGACGGCGTGTATAGCGTTGATTTAGAGGGTATGAATAACGGGGACATAGAATTTGTCATTGAAGATAGCAGAGGGTTTAAAACAACGCAGAAATGGCAAGGAACATATGTTCCGTACTTCTTCCCAACAATTACAGAATTTACTGCAGAGCGTGACAATCCAACTGTCAATGACGGTTATGCTAACGCAAAGGGAACATTTTACAATGGCGAAAATAACACACTTACAATCACAGTAAATGATGAAAGCGGTCATAGTGTAAACTCAACTGGCACTTTATCAGGAAATGAATTCACCGTGAAGCAACGCATCAACGGTTATTCATACGATAAAAACTACAATCTGAGATTAAAGATCACGGATAGTTATGGACAAGAAACAGAAAAATCATACGTACTAGCTGGTAATTTGTGGGCTATGATTTTGGCTAAACTTACCACAAGCGTACACATGCTATGGGTTAGAAAAAATGGCAACAGTCCATGTGGAATTTATAACGAGGGCGACACTTCCACGCTTGGCAGAACATACGCAAAAGGTGGCTTGGCTATCGGTGGTGATGATACGTTTATCGTTAAAGAATTTACGGCTGATGTTCAAGCAATAAAAGGGCAACAAGCCACGTATATAAGTGTTCCATATAGTGTGCCTGCAGGATATAAATTGCTTTGTTTCTATGACGCACACACTATTACATGGTGTATAACAACAATAAAGAATGTAAGTGCTAATGCAATTATGACACACGTATATAACTGGTCTACACCAAGCGATATAACACCAAAAAGTAAAGTTGTTGTTAGTGGGCTGTTTGTTAAGTCCGCATAGAAAGGGAAATAATGATTATAGATGGTTTAAAATTTACTGAAATCCCAAGTGGTAATAAAAGCGTTGTTACATTTCAGCGCAAGGTATTTGAAAACCTGAAACCACTAATTGATAGTTTTGAAGTTGGTGTTATACATGAAATAAGTTTTGATGACGAGAATATCACACACAAAATGTACACTGAGCCAATGACGTTTTCTAAAAGTGATGATAGTTATATTATCTCTTTTATTTTGTCTGATGTACCACAAAAAGACATTGATGCTAAAAACTTTAATGAAGTGAAGCCATTAGTCAATGATTGCTTACAGACAGCAAGCATTGAAACTGTAAAGAAATACATATCATTTCTGAATGGTTGGACAGCTGGAACACGGTACAAAAAAGGGCAAAGGGTATCTTATAAAAACGTGCCGTACAGCGTTATATCAGATGTTACAGCAGAGGAAACAAAAACGCCTGATGTATCAGAAAAGCTGTACGAAAACATGCTGAAGAAAAAGCAAGAAATAAAGCCGTGGGACGAAAAGAAAACCTACAATAAGGGCGACTTAGTTATCGCACGCGGAATTGTGTTTATATCCAACATCAATAATAACAAGGGTAATGAGCCAGCGTTTGGTAACGCTTGGGACTATTACAAAGAAAAATAAATATTGCTATTAAGGCGGCTATAAAGTCGCCTTTTTAGATAGAAAAGAGGAAAAGAAAAATGAGAATTTACAACGTACCTGATGTTTCCGAACATCAACCAAATTTTGACTTCACACCTTACGCTGGAAAGTATGCTATCTTACGTGCTGGCGTGGCAGGGCGTGAAGACTATTCATTCAGACGACATGTTTCAGAGTGCCAACGTTTAGGCATTACAATCGGTGTTTACTTCTATTCCTATGCGCTAAACACAGCACAGGCAATCGAAGAAGCACAGCGCTTCTTATCTATCATTGCTGGTGTGGATATTGGGCTTGGTGCATGGCTAGACATGGAAGATGCAGACCACTATAAAGTTAATAACGGCGTATATATTACACACGATAACATCGCGCCTATGTCACGTGCATTCTGTGATGTGATTGCGGCAGCTGGTTATTACACAGGCATTTATACATCGCTATCTTGGCTTGGCTATCTTGCGCCTGAATGTGATCCATACGATAAATGGGTAGCAGCTTGGGGAAACAATGACGGAAGCCATACGGTAGATACTTCCGCATACGGAACAATTCAGCAGTACACCAGCAACTATGGAACATTAGACGAAAATGTAATCTTTGTTGACCCGTCAATCTATCGCACTGGTGCAACAGCAGATAGACCAGTTGAATATGTTCAAGCACCTACACAGTCACCAGTTGCAACAAGCGAAAACGTATATGTGGTACAGCATGGTGATACACTTTCAGGAATTGCGGCTAAGTTTGGAACGTCTTATCAACACTTAGCAGAAATCAACGGCATCTCAGACCCTAATGTTATCTATGCTGGACAAGAAATTGTCATCAGCGGCGAACCAGTTGCTAACACAAGCGATGAGGTTTATTACACAATCCAAGACGGCGATACATTGAGCGGTATTGCAGAAAGATACGGAACATCTTATCAGTATCTTGCATATCTGAACGGCATTTCAAATCCTAACGTTATTTATGCTGGAACTACAATCAGAATTAGATAGGTGAACCATGCTTCTAAAAGACGTTTTCGCATTGATTGAAATAAAAGATTTAGTAAGTGCTGCAATTACATTCTTATTTGTTGTTTCTTTCTTTATCCAAATCGCGCCTATTAAGTTGAACCCTTGGGATAGACTTCTAAAGTGGGCTGGCGATAGGATAAATCATAACGTCAATCAAAAGATAGACAAACTAGAAGAAAAACTAGACGATCATATCGCCACAGATACGGCACGCAGAGTAGATGATATACGTAATACAATTCTTGTTTTTGCGAATGAATGCAGCAGGGGAATTGTACATTCAAAAGAACAGTTTCGATTTATCGTTTCAAAATGTGACTCTTATGAACAATATGTTGAGGATAATCATTTGAAAAATGGTGTTATCACTGAAGCAACAAAACTTATTAAAGACACTTACCAAAATCATTTGAAACATGACAGTTTTCTAAAATAGGAGGAAAAAGAAAATGCTTATTACAAACAACAAAGTCTATGACACACTCAAAGAGATTGCTTTAATCGTATTGCCAGCTATTGCTACATTATATTTGACACTTGCTGGAATTTGGAAATTGCCTTATCCACAGGAAGTCAGCGGCACGATCATTGCCGTTGATACATTCTTAGGCGCTATCTTGCACATCTCAAACAAGCAATACAAAGAAGCACAAGAAGAAGATTTGAAGTAAACAAAGCCCACCTTAAATGGTGGGTTCTTTTTTTATGCGTGTTTATATAAAATAATTTATATATTTCTATTGACACTATATAATTTATCTTGTATATTATAGTCAAGGAAAGCCCAAAGTGGTTGAGGTAAAAAACATGACAAAACAATACGGAAAAGAAAGAACAGCATTAAAACTTACAGACAAGGCATTCAAAAACTACTCTAATTCAGACTTTACAATTTATGAAGAAGAAACAGACAACGAATACACATATACGATTGACGGTGGAATTTACACAGATGATCTAACCGAAAAAGACGTGAACGAATTCTTTGAACAATTAGAAGAAATTGAAGACACATTAGAGGTTATCTTGGTAAATCACCCAAACGATAGCATCAGAATTGAAGACACGATCAAGCGTGGTGAAGAATGGTTGGAACATTACAAAGGTACAGACACACTAGAAGAAACAGCACTACTCACAAGTGGATATTCTGACACTTACAAGTACGAATTACAGATTTTATAGGGGGATAACATGGAAAAGTACACATTGAAAGAAGCAACACTAGAACATCGTAACTCTTACAAAGACGTATGCGTTGCATTGGGCGGAAGCGATATTGCAACATTGATCATGGTTGGAATGACAACGGAAGATAGACCAGTTACTACTTCACACTTAGACATGAAAGAGTTAAATTTCGGGGAAGACGGCGAATATAGCGTATGGTTGATTGACGGCGATACTGACGTTCCTGCGCATTACACATTGACGGCAGAATTCAAAAACTGGCTCAAAATCTATGATGATGAGGGCTATTGTACATACTTCACAGCGCCATTTATCAGAGTTTACCAAGCTGGACAGTTTGGTTGCCTTATCCAGCTATGTCAAGAATATACAAGCATTAAGAAATTAAAGGAAATGCTGAAGAGTGACAAGCGCATCATTGCCGAAGTAATGGAAGAAGAAGTCAAGCGCATACTTAATAGTGACAAGACAACTTACCAAATTGCAAAGGAAACAGGCGTATCAACAGCAATTATTGACAACTACCGCACAGGCAAATCCAAGATAGAAAACATGACAATGAACATCTTGCAAAAGTTGATTTGCGCTAGAACGGATAAATAAAAAGCCCACTATATAAAGTGGGTTTTCTTAATATAAACTCTTCTAATACATACGTTCTTGTGTATTACATACTGGTTAGAGTTTAATTTGTTTAGTGCGGATAACAGGAATCGAACCTGCACTCCGAAGGAACTAGATCCTAAATCTAGCGCGTCTGCCAGTTCCGCCATATCCGCGTGCTAGATAATAATAGCAGAATAGTAAGACGATGAAAAGCATAAAATGA